ACCATTTGTAGCGTGTTCCCATATATCATACCCTGCCTCATCTCTAGCAGTTTGTTGATAATTTGCTATAAAATTTAAATGATCTGCATCTACAATGTCCTGAATATATTTTAAATCATAATTTTGTTCACTTTGAAAATTACCCGATACAACTATTTCTGCTGTATCTACTGCCCTTCTTCCTTCTCGTTTTACCTTTGAACTAATAACTGGAACTTTTTGTTGTCTAGTTACCACTCCCGAATTATTTAGTGTATCAATAAATGCCATTACTTTTCCCATAATATATCACCTAAGTAGCTGTGGAAAGAACTCCAACAGGTGTATTAGAATCAGGATCTCTTATTGGATAAAACTTTGACCATGCACCATTACCTTCATTACTATTTGACCTTATTCTAACTTGAAATTTTGTATTAGAAGTTACAGAGCCAGTTGGAGTTGTAAACGGAGATGAAGATTGACTAAATTTCTTATATTCAATTTGACCGCTGGTTGAATTTACAAATTCTAAATCATAATTAGTTATTGCATTAGATCCACCTTTATAAACTGGATCTGACCAACTTACAGTAAGTCTTCCTGATCCACCCCCACCTGAAGGTGTTGTTAAATTAATATTTATAGGCTCATCTGGTACATCAGTATCTAAAGTAGTTATAACATTACCTACAAGAAAACTAAGTTGTGCTGTAAAAGTAACGGGTGCGGTGCTTGTTTGACTAAATGACATATCAGTAACAAATCCATAAAATATAAGATCTTTACCACCAGAAACTTCACTATAATTTATTTGTAACTTAAATTTTTCTTGTAATGAACTACCTTCCAAAGCATCAGATAAATAAACTAATTGTTGTGGTACAGTTTTTATTAAAGTATTAGCATCAGATTGATTACCAAAACTCAAATCAGTAGTAGATTCTACAAGTGTCCATGCTAAATTAATTACTTGTGTATTACCTTCCATTTTTACAAGTACGTTTTCACCAGATTTTTCTTCTGGTAATGGCATTGGACTAATTGGTGTTCTTAAACTAATATTAAATGATTCAAAATTCTTTATTGTATATCCTAGTTGTTCTGAACCTGAATCATCAGAAGTATCCTTTACTTTGACTAATTTGACA